CAGAGCCGATCATCGATCGGCCCGTATGTCTTGTGGGTGTTCCGCAAGTGGTGCATTTGACCTGGACCGATCCGTACTTCGCCATACCTTGCGGTATAGCGACCGGATTGGTTTCAGCTGTGCGCGATCACAGTTTCCACGAACCAGTCCGGGCGGTGGACCGCCAGGGCGACGCGCTCCTCGCCGAGGATCGCGACCTTGTTCGTCGTGAAGTAGTCGCTGTGCTGCTCGCCGACGCGGATCGTGGCAACATTGATCAATGCTCAGGGTTACGTCTGGCAGTACGTCGGACGCGATCACCCGATGTCCAACCACAGGGGCTATGCCGCCCAACATCGGGTCGTGATGGCCGAGCGTATTGGCCGACCGTTACTGGTCAACGAGAACGTCCATCATCTCAACGGTGTTCGCAACGACAACCGCGAAGAGAACCTGGAGCTGTGGGTCCGCACCCAGCCGCAGGGACAACGCGCGGCGGATCTGCTCGTGTGGGCACGCTCGATCATCCAGACATACGGGCCGATCGATGATCGGCTCTGAAACCCTCACCGGGCACTCCGTCGCTGGCAAGCAGGAGTGCCCGGTGTGCGGCGGCTTCGACTGCACCGGCATGCCCGACGTCGAGCATCGCAGCGACTACCCGTTCCTCCCAGGAGGTTTCGACCCGATGGCCGACAAGGACTACATCATCGCCCCCTACAAGCTCATCGATCACGAGCGTGGCGTCATCGCCTACGGCACTGGCGAGCGCGTGCCGATCGCCGAGGCCGAACGCCTCGGCCTCAAGGTTGACAAGCGCGCCGTGAAGCCCGCCGAGAACCGTGCGCACAAGCCTGCCGAGGACCGGGCCTACAAGCCGGCAGCCGAGCGCGGCCGGCGCAAAGGCACCAAGACCTGATGCTTGTCACCGTCGAGCGGTACCGGGCGATCACCGGCGACCAGACGACTGCGGCGTCGGCCGTGTCGGCACTGATCGAGGACGCCACCATCGAACTGGAGGAGATCCTCGATCGTCCGCTCGAGCACGGCACGCGCATCGAGCGCATGATCGCCACGCGCGACGGCCGGCTCTGGCCACGCGCCACGCCGATCACAGCGGCGACCGGGTACACGATCGACGGGCTCAGCCTGCTCGGCGTCCGCACGTTCGACTGGCCGTCGGGCGGCGTCTGGCCGTTCACCGAAGCCGCCGGTGTCGACGTCACGTACTCCGGTGGCTGGACCGACGCGACGGTGCCACGCTGTGTCGAGCGTGACATCGCCACCGCGGCCTACGTGCTCGGCCACTTCGATCCCCCCGGTATCGGCGCGCCGCCCGGCGCGAAGTCGATCAGCGTCGGCGACGTCAGCGTCACCTACGGTAACGGTGGGGCACCGGGGGCCGACGCTCGCTCGGCGGTCCTGGCGTCGGTCTGGTCAAGGCGCACGCTGAGCTACCGTTACCGGGTCGAGCGCGGCGTCGGGGTGATCTGATGTTGCCGGTCACGACGACGACGGTCACGGTCATCGACCAGGGTGGCATCGGCGACCCGTACGAGGCCGGAACGGCCACGACGGTAGCGACAGGCGTACCGGCCCACATCGGCTCGCCATCGGGTATGGAGAGCCGTCTCGGCGGCGAACGAGAAGTCGTTGACGCGGTCCTGCACATCGACGTCACACCGCTGCTGACGCGTTCGTACGTCGTCGTCGACGAGCAGACCGACGAGACGTGGTCGATCACGTGGGTGCGTACCCGCATCGGCCTCGGTCTCGACCATCAGCGTGCCGGTCTCGTCGCCGTGAAGGGCGGGGCTGGTGGCTGACATCGAGTGGGATGATGCGGCGGTCGACGCGCTGATGCGGCCGGGCGGCGAGATGCACAAGGAGGTGCAGCGCCGTGCCTTGAAGGTCGAACGAGCCGCCAAACGGTTGTGCCCCGTCGACACCGGCCGGCTGCGGGGAAGCATCACGCACGACGAACCGCGCGCGATCCCCGACGGTCTGGCGGTGCGCATCGGCACCGACGTCGAATACGCCGCCTATGTCGAGCTCGGCACGTCGCGCATGTCGGCCCGCCCCTATCTCCGCCCGGCGCTGGATGCGGCGCGATGACCAACGAGTCCCCAGACCCCGAAGGCGCGATCCGCGCCTACCTACGCGCCGACTCCGACGTGTCGGCCATCGTCGGCAACCGCGTGTTCTTCGGCGTGCCGCGCTCGGCGATCGAAGCGACGTTCCCGCTCGTGACCGTCGCTCGCATCGGCGGCGTCGACGATCCGTCCGAGGCGCCGGTCGATCTCGGCCTGATCGACATCTCCTGCTGGGGTTCGATCGACGCGTCGGGCAACGGCTTGAAGGCGTCGGCGACGGCGCTTGCCAACGCGGTGCGTTCCGCGCTGCACCGGATACGGCAGCGCACGAGTGCCGGCACGGCCACCGACGTGTTCGGCGTCCAGGTCGCCGGCGTCGTGTGGGCGCCCGACCCGGACACCGACCGACCGCGCTACGTGATCACCGCCGAAGTCGTCTCGATCCTCGGTTCTTGAGCTCCGTCAACAGTGCCTGATGGGCTAGGCGTGTCCCGACGCAGAGCCGGGGCCCGGATTCCGAAGAAGGAGCACCCCACATGGCCGCTGGAGGCACCAAGGCAAACGTCGACCTGGGACCAGGCCGGCTCTATTACGCACCGCTCGGCACGGCAGAGCCGGCCAGCGGATCGGCGGTACTGCCGTCGGCGTGGCAGGTTGTCGGCTACACCGAGGACGGCACTCAGATCTCGACCGACATCACCTCTGAGGCGATCGAGGTCGCCGAGGAGCTCGACCCGATCCGTTACATCCAGACCCGGCGCACCACGCAGCTCACCCTGTCGATGGCCGAGACGATGGTCAGCCGACTCGCACTCGCCGTCGGCGCCGGCGCCGGCCGAGCTGACACTGCCACTGCGTTCGAGCTTCCCGCCCCGGATTCGATCGTGCCGGTCATGTTCGTCTGGGATCGCGACGAGGTTCCGTCGGCGACGAACCGGCGCTGGATCTTCAGATCCTGCGTCCCGTCGGGCACGATCGAGTTGGCGAACCGGAAGGCTCCGCAGAAGCGGCTCATCGGCGTCACGTTCGACTGCGCGTTGGTGGACGGATCGACGTCGCCGGTGAAGGTCTTCCCCAACGCGACAGGGCAGATATAGGAGGTGCACGTCGACTTCGACGCTGCACGTCGGGCCTACTCGAAGGGGCAGATCGATCCTGTCACGTTCGACCTGGCAGGCGAGACGTTCACCTGTCTGTGCGATCCGACGCTCGGCGACACCTTCGAGTTGGCTGACGTGCCCGACTTGGACCCTGCCGACTTCGACTCGGCCAACCGGCTGCATCTGGCCACGATCCGCCGCCTCGCCCGCTACATCCGCCACATGTTGCCGCTCGAGGAGCGTGGCCGTTGGGATCAGGCGTTGTATCGCATCCCGCTGTCGGAGATGCCGGTGATCCTGGAGGTCTCCGAGTACATCACCAAGGCGGTCACGTCGCGCCCTACCGTGCCGCCCACCACCTCCTTGCGTGGGCGGGCGGCGAATGGACGCGGCTCCAGAAGGAAGCCGGGTGGGGCGAGGGGTTCGAGATGATGCCGGCCCGTCTCGCCTATCCGCTGATCTATGACGTTCTGACGCGCAACCTCACCGAGGATTCACGGCTGCGTGTCGACGATCTGCTCGGCGATCCGGCGGCCGCCGGCAAGATCGACCGGCGCCGTGAACAGTCCGCCGTCGCAAGCGGGTTCGAGGTCGGCTGATGCTTCTGGCGGAGGCTTTTGTCGAGGTGCAGATGCGCCTGCAGGGCTCTTCGGTGTCGCGCGCCAAGTCCGATGTCAGACGGGCTGCGACGCAGATGGAACGCGACGGCAAGATCAAGCTCGACGCCGACGGCAAGCCGCTCAAGAAGAGCCTCGACACGGCAACGAGCGATGTCGACACAGCGGCGCGGAGCATGGCATCGACGTTCGCGCGGGTGTTCACCGTTGCCGCGGTGGTGGCCGGGTTCAAGGAGGCGATCACCGCCGCGACCGACCTGGGCGAGTCGATCAACGCCGTCAACGTCACCTACGGCGATTCCGCGGCAGGGGTCCGTGAGCTCGGCGAGGAGGCTGCCACCCAGCTCGGTCTGTCCGAGGCGGCGTTCAACTCGCTGGCGGTCAAGTTCTCGGCGTTCGCCGAAGAGATCGCCGGCCCCGGCGGTGATGTCGTCGGCGTGCTCGACGATCTCACCACCCGGGCGGCCGACTTCGCGTCGGTCATGAACATCGACGTCGCCGACGCTGCGTCGCTGTTCCAGAGTTCTCTGGCCGGCGAGACCGAGCCGATCCGCCAGTATGGCATCGACCTGTCGGCCGCCGCGGTCGAGGCCCACGCGTTGGAGACCGGGATCAACGACGGCTCGCACGCGATGACCGAGGCCGAGAAGGTGCAGGCCCGCTACTCGCTGCTCATGCAGGAGACGACGAAGTTCGCCGGCGATTTCGCCAACACGTCGGATTCGGCGGCGAACAAGCAGCGGATCTTGGCCGCCGAGTTCGAGAACGCGAAGGCCAAGCTCGGTTCGGCGTTGCTGCCGATCTACGGTCAGGCGATCGGCGTGCTCACCGAGCTTGTCGAGATCTTCACGTCGCTGCCCGCACCGGTGCAGGCCGGCATCGTCGCGATGCTCGGCGTCATCGCCGTCGCCGGGCC